CGGTGGCGGATAAAGTCACCGTTGGCAAAGCCTGCGCGCTCATGCCATGCGCCGGTGGCTACGTCGAACACCCAAGTGCGTTGGGCGCTCGGAAAGCTCAGCACGTAAAAGGCGTGGCCGTCTTGCTGATAGGTAAAACCAATGGCGTCCGAGATGGAGCCGTAGCTCTGAATAGCGAATTCAACTGCATGGGTCGAGACACGCTGGCCCGTATAGCCTTGGGCACGGAACACCACGCCTTGGCCACGGGCGTCAGACCCAAGCCAAAACAGCGAGTTGTCCATCTTGGCAACCGAGTAGGTTGCCGCGCAGCCTAGCTCGTTGACGGCACCTTGGATGCGAGCCAACGGAAAGGGTGAGGTGCCTGCGTTGTACCAGACCTCAACCGACTGGGTGCCAAACAGCCAGACCTCGCGGTGGTCGACAAACAGCGACACCAAGTTGTCCGGCATACCTTCGGCGCTGGCAAAGCTCAGCGGGTCGAGCTGCGTACCGTCCAGTAGCTCAGACACCCAAAACTTCTGGGAGTTAGGCTCTTGGAAGATAAAGTAGCCATCCAAATAGCCGACTGTTACCGCGCCGGGAAAGTCTACGTCCGTGATCTCGGCGTACTCTTCGGTCGACGCGTCGTAGATAAACCCTTCAGGGTTAGCCGCGATGAAGAGCTGCGTGCCGTTGTCGACCATCGACACAGGGCCAGTGCCCGACACGCCGCCAATCGGCGTAACCGTCCAGTTGGTGTCAACCCGATACAGCCGAGAGCCCGACACGACGTAGCCATAGCCGCCGTACGACCACAGGCCACGGATTGGGCCAGTACCAACGGTCGCCAACCGACGCAAGCCTGGCGCCCGGTTCAGGTACGCTGGCTCGTTGCCTTCTGGCGACGGGGTGATCTCTGGGTACAGGTTGACCATACGTGCCGCCGCAGCGTTCAAGCTGCGCGCGACGTACGATTGACCAAGGATAGGCGTCTTCACGGCTTAGAAGTTACCTGCGTAGATGTTGTAACGTTGCCGGTTAGCCACGATTGCATAAGGCATCGACATCACGTCATCTGGGTTGTTGATGCGCTTCAGATTTCGCTTAGATGTCATTGCAATCCGCGTTACCTGCGGCATCGGCTCAACACCAAACTCGTTAGCAATCTCCATCGCCAAGTTGTACTTGAACGCCCGCAGATAGCCCGGCGGGAAGGACAATACGGTGTTTAGCGTTGCTGGCTTAGTCAGCTGTTGCACCGATACAAAATGCCATTCCAAAAGCCGTGTAGGCTTTGGGTAGATGGTCATGGTTATGTCGGGGAACGTATTGTTGACGAACATGACCTGCGGATACGTGCTGGTCACGGTCTTGACCGCAATGCCATCGTACTGCTGCTGGTTGATCAGCTTAATGCCGTACGAGACGTTGGTCTGCGGGTCACGGAAATACGTCGCATCGTCAATCAAAATCGGACGATTGCCGACAAAGTCGCCGGTCGGCCCTAACGTGCGGGTAATCGTATCGGTTGGCCAGTTGAATATCTGGTCTTCCGTACAGAAAACGGCTAAACGCTCGGTATTCCACGAATCGATCATCTGATTCATGGCAGTCAGCGCATCCTGCGCTGCTTGTGGGGAAGGCTCTTCACCTTCAGCCAGCTGGCCGATAAGCCGGAGGGCCGCTTTAATCTGGTCGAAGGCGGTTGCCATTCAAGCTCCTTATTCTGCCGCTGCTACCTCTACAGGTGGGCGGCTACGACGACGTTTGGGTTCCAGCTCGTTGACTGGCGCCGCTTCTTCGAGAGCCGAAGGCGTGTCGGGATTATACCGCTCCCATCCGTTTTGTTCATCAAAATCGGCCTCTAGCGCCATGATGGCGACTTTAGTGCCGTGAACCGGGTGTCGGAGATAGATTGTCATAGGGTGTATAGGGGCCGAAGCCCCTACAAAGTTACACGCAGTGAACCAACGCAAAGTTAAGTACGACAGCTTCTGACAAAGAGCCGCCAGAAATGTTACGCACAGTAATAGAGACCGATCCTACACTTAACCCAGACACCCAGCAGTTGTATGAACCTGCAGTAGCGTCCGCAGCAATATTCAAAATAACAATATCGTTGGCGCTGATAAGCGAGTTGTTCAAAGTAAACGTGACGTTGGTTGTACCTGCCAACGCAGCGTTGTTCATTGTAATTTGACCGGCAGCCTTGTTCAACGTAACTGCGGTCGACTTGCTGGTAGCTTGCGTTACTGTACCTTGAGCAGCAGCGGTGTAGCCAAACTGTTCGTCAGACAGAATGTACTGGGCACCGACGATGTCTTGGTCTGTATACGCAACACCAATAGGTTTCGTATTAGACATGATTTATCCTCTAAAAAGCAGGGGCCGAAGCCCCTAGCATTAAGAAATGCGGTAGCAAGTCCAAGAATTATCGCCAGTCTTGCGCGCGCGGAAGTGGCCTGAAGTATTTTCAGTCACAGCAGCAGCGCCAACGATTGTCCAGCCAGTGCCAACCGCGACAGTCACATCATCTGTGCCGGCGTCGATATTGATGACGTAGAAATCAAACGAAGCGTTTACTTTGACAGCGTTTGGAATGCCTGCCTCAAGATCAGCCACGGTAGGCAAAGTCAGATTGCCTGCAGTGCCGTTGAAGGTAAACAGACCGTTTGAGAGTTGCGCAGCAGTTACGGTAGCAGCTGCTGTCAGAGCCGTAGGGGCGCTCTGAACAGACAAAACGGCTTCGTTGAGGTTGCCATCGCCAAGCTGGTAGCCACCAGCGCCATTAGGGATTGCCATGATAATTTCCTTTCAAATAGATTCAGTAATGGGGGCCGAAGCCCCCACCAGTGCTTAGCCCCAGAGGCGGCAAGCCATTTGTGGACGGATGGTGCTGTAGCCGTACAGAACGTCGATACGGCAAGGCAGACGGTCGTTGTTGATGTCGTACTGACGAACAACACGCATCGAAATACCGTTGTGAACTTGGCGAGAAGCCATGTCCACGCCTTGTGGCATCAACAAGTCGGCGGTTGCGAAAGTGATCGCGTCCTTGTGGTAGACCAAGTTCTGCGGATAGGCAGTAGCAGCCGAACCCAACATGGTGACAACCGCACCCGATGCTGGCAGCGACGACACGGTAGCCAGTGCTTGGCTTGCCGAGTACAGTGCAGGCGAGATCGACAGAGTTGCGGTTGACGAACCGGTAGCAGCTGCAGTTACGGTGAACTGTTGCAACGAACCGGTGGACTCGCGAGTTTGTGGGTTGACAGCGTTAACACCAGCGATGGTGAACACGTCGCCGACGTTCCAAGTCTTGGATGAGCCAGTAAAGCTAATCGGCAGGGTCGACTGACCTTCGGTCGTGACAGTCGAAGTCACGGTGATCGAAGTACCCCAGTCACCGTTGGTGTGCTGTTTGATTGACTGAGACATGTTGACTTCATCAAAGCCCAGCACGCCCATGCCCATCATGCCGTTCTTGAACTGGCGGCTGATGGTGTCGGTTGGGTTGAACAGGCCTTTCATGCCTTCAACCAGACCAGCGTTAGCAGCTGGGTTAACGGTTGCGTAGCGTGGCGACATTACCGCTGCGTTTTCGTTCAGCTTCTGCTGAGCTTGCAACAGAACGAGCGAAGTCGAAGGCACGGTGCCAGGAGTACCGACCGAGTTGAACACGTTTTTGTATGCGTTAGCAACGTCTGCATCGATGCTGGAAGCCAGCTGCGAAATACGAGGCTTCAATACACGCTCTGCGAAGTCATCCAACTGCATGGTGAGTTCAGCGGAGGTAAAGTTCACGCCGATGTGCTTCTGCGAAGCAACAGTCAGAGTGGTGAACTGTTCGTTGTCGTCCTGCACTTGCAGAGCGGCACCGTCGGTTACCAACGCGCGATCTGGTAAACGGATACGCAGTGTGGAACCAATTTTTGCGCCTTCAACGGCGAAAGAATCGTCGTATTGACGATTGACGTTACGAGTGATCACTAGGTTGTTCTCGAGGATTTCGAGTGCCTT